GCTGGCGCGCCGGTGCTCCAGTTGGCGGGGAGACTGTCGCCGATGAACACCACCGGCGGCCGTTCGGCGCAAGCCTCGAGGCGGCGATCGTCATCGTAGTATTGGCGCAGATTGTTGGGATCGACTGCATTCAAGCCGATAAGCATCGCGACCCGAGAACCTTTCCAGGCCAAGGTCAGGGCCAGGACCAGGGCTGGGGCTAGGGCCGCAAAACCGATCTTTGCGGTGGTGCCGAGCATGCTGGGATTCTGCGCCTCGGACGCAATGCGATCAAGCCCGGCGAGACGTCACGGCCCGTTGAGGTTCGCGTCCGCGTACGCCTGCCAGTTTTGCAGCGAGAAGAAGCCCGGCGACGACGCCCCCTGAGATTGGTCGGCGGCGTAGCCGACGTTGGCGGCGGTCAGATAAGACCCGACGGCTTCACTGTACAAATTATAGAAGACGACGCCTTCCTGGCTGCTGTCGAAATAGTAATTCGTGCAGTCGTCACGGATTTGGATTTCCCACGGTCCCGTGTAGTCGTTACGGATCACGAACCCCATGTTGCTGTGATAGGGCGTGCTCCCGTCGGTCGTGACGTTGGTTATGTGCTCGACCCGTTCCTCATAACCGCCTGCAAAATAGGCGGTCTCGAAGCCGATCAGCGCGGTCCCGTCGTAGAGGTAAAGACCATTGACCGTCACCGAGCCGGTGTTCGGCACAGACGCCTGAATGGTGACCCTCACCTTCCAGGGGCAAGTTGGGGCCGAGAGGAAGATCCCGCGCCAAGCGTTGGTCGATCCTCCGGCGTCTGGAACAGACATGCCAATCGGGCCGCCGGCGATTGGCTGGATCGCAGTTGCACTGCCCTGATTCACCCACACGAAGCTGCTCAGCGCCGGCATGCCGCAGGCGGACACGCAAGCGCCGCCGACAATGCTCGTCACCTGGCCGGTGGCGTTGATCGTGATGCTGGTCGGCGCGGTGTAGGTGCCTGAGGTCACCCCGCTCGGCGGCAGGTCGGCGGCGCAAAGCTCCCGGAAGGCCGGCGCGGCAGCCGCGCCGCCGCAGGGGCCCGCGTAGACCTCGCCGACGGGAACCCCGACCGTGCAGGCGATGATCGGCGATCCCGAACAGGTGAAGCCCGGTATGGTGACGCCGGTCGCCGTCCCGCCGCCGGCGGCGACGATCGCCTGCACCGTCGTCTGCATGAGCTGCGGGCCTGCCGCCGGTTCTATCGGAATAATGTCCGTAGACAGAACGGCGCCACGCTCCGGGAGGGCCGAGAGCGGCGCGTTCTGGGCGAGCGCCGGCGCCGCCGGCAGCAGAGCCGCCAGCCAAACGATCAGTTGACGCATCAGATATCCTCCGAGGCAGTATTGCCGCTGCGCTGGAAGCCGACCCGGATTAGCAGGTCGCCCGCACTCCGAAGCCTCGGCGAAGGCGGCCCAAGGCAGAGGTGCTCGACGCTCTGCGGGAAAGCCGGATCCACGTCGTGGGTCTTGAGTCTGTCGCCATCCCGACTAGCGCTCTTGCCGGTGACCGCCATGGCTAGAAATACTCCGTGCGCGTCGGCTCGGCGTGGCGGCCGGGACGGATGAACATCGTCGCGCGGGCGGCGGCGATGCGCCGGGCCAGCCAGGGCGTCGGCTCTTCGACCGAAAGTTCGTCGACGCACCGTTCGGCCACCAGGGAGGCGAACGGGCCGCGATAGCGGACATTCAGCGGCAGCTCATCGTCGAGGCGGATGTCATAGACCGGCAGCCACTGGTTGAGGTCGGCGCGGTAGAACCAGAGATCGGTCGCGGCGCCGACAACCTCGATCCGCGCCCCATCGGTCGGCGCGCGCCAGCAGACGCCATCGGCCTGCCCGGTCGAGCCTTGCACGTTCCACCACGGGGCGCCGACGAAACCGTAGTCGTACGGATGCTCGCCCGGGAACATCGGGACGGCGTTGGGCAGGATCACGGTCACGCTGGAGCCAGCCCCTATGCGGATGCGGGTGTCCTGGTTGGCGATCCACTGGCCGTTGAAGCCGGGCGGGGGGTTGTTCCCCGGCACGTCGATCTCGCGCAGCGGCACGCGCGCTTCGTGGAGCTCGGTCAGCACGTCCTGGCAGGCGCGAAGGCCCGAGGTGAGCTGGTCGATGTGCGGATCCTCGCCGGGCGCAGTCACCTTGAGCGCGCGCAGCGCCGCTTTGATCCCGTCCCTGCAGGTCGACATCCGCCTCCCCTCCTCTCGCTTCGTTCGTGGAGTTGCGGTGCGACAAGTCCGGAGCGCGCGCGGTAGCCGTCAGGCGGAGGCGGGCTTCAGCTTGGCGGTGAACTTGTTGATCAGGCTGTTGAGCAGCGCGTCGGCGATGGGCTCGCTGAGCGGCCCGACGATCGGCAGCTCGGCCAGGCCGGCGTTGACCACCGCGTCGGCGATCGGATCGATCGCGGCGAGCGCGCTGTTCTCGGCGGCTTGCAGGTCGGCGAGCGCCTGCTTGGCGGCCGGCACCTTCTCGGCCACCGGCACGAAGAAGTTCTTCACGTCGGTCCAGATGTCGGAGAGCGTAGACATGGATAGTCCTCTTGCGTAGCGCCGCCGTCCCGGCGGCATGGTTGTCAGCGAGACGCCGGCGTTACGACTGCGGTTTGGATGCGGCGGCGAGCGCGCCGGCCAGGCCGCTCACCGCGGAGAGGCAGACGTCGTGCGCGGACGTGGGCGCCAGGAAGAGCACGCCGCCGGCGATGGCGCCTATCACCAGCGCGGCGAGCATGTTGAAGCTGATCTGAGTCAACGAGAGCCCCTTTCCATCATGTCGGCGAGGCGCATGGCGCGATTGCCCACCTGGCGCGCCCACTTGGAAAGCAGCATCAGGCTCCCGGCCCTTTGCCACTCGCCGGCGTGGGCCGCGTCCAGCATGTGCTCGAAGGTCAGCAGGCCCCCGACGCCCAGGTTGAAGGCCATCTCGACGATGACGTCCTGGCGCACGTCGTCGAGCCTGCGCCACCAGGGCAGCCGCGCGTCCAACTGCTGCTCGGCGCGGGCAATGTCGGCGAGGAGGGCAGCATGCGCTTCCTGGTCGGTCCACGTCAGGCCGGCCTTCACCTCAGGCCCGGTGTGGCCCCAACCGATGGTCCAGACGCCCACAGTGTCCTGGTAGGCGTGAAGCCGCAGGCCTTCGTCACCCTCTAAATCGTCGATGAGGAAGGGCGTGGTCATCCCCCTACGCGCTCCGCGCTTCGTAGGATTGGCGGGCTCGCATTTCCCAGAACTGGTGGCCGCGCCCTTCGTAGCCTTGGCGAAGGAGGGTCATGGCGCCTCGTCGAACAGACGCCCCTTGATGAACGCCACATCCTCGCGGATGCCGATGATCGCCTCGGTTTCGACTTCCAGCGCGTGGACGCGGCCTTTCAAGGCGTCGATCTCGCCCTGCAGCCGGCCGTAGCCGGTCAGGAACGGGATCGAGCCCATGACGAGCACAGCGCCGGCGCCGAGAAGGCCGCCGATGATCGAAGGATCCAGAGTCACGGACATCCTCCTCCCTCCTGCCGATGTGGGGCTCGTAGCGTCGGCGCTGCGTTCATTACGGGTTGGAACCGGCGGCCGGCTCGACGAAGTATTCCACCGCCAGGGCGAGCGCGCCGGCCGCGGCGGTTGCGGCGGCGGTCGAGACCGTCACCACCACCGGCGTGTCGGCTGCGAGCGGCGCGGTCATAGTGTTCGCTGAGACCGCGGCGCTATCGATGGCCGTGGCCGCCATGAATGCCGCCGGCGCTCCGGCGTAGCCGACCTCGACGTGCAGCGTCGGCGAGCCGTTGCTGTCGAGCGCATTGGACGGCAAAAGCCGCGCGCCCGTCACGACGGCCCCTACGGGGAGCGCCGGGAAGGTGATGGTGTCGCCGCTCGCCCAGGTCGAGATCGAGCCGGAGACGTCATAAAGGTTGGAGGTGAGGCCCGCCGCGACCGTCGCGGTGCGAGGCGGAAACTTCTTCACCGCCCGCGGCGAAGTGTAGGCCGTAGCCATGGAATGATCCTTTCAGGATGAGAGGAAAAGGAGCCGGCGAGACGCCGGCGCTACGAGATTGCGCGCGTAGCGCCGCCGTCTCGGCGGCATGTCAGCTCGCAGCCGGCGCTTCGCCGACTACGAATCCGCCGTGGCCGCCGCGAAGACGGTGACAATGCCGTTCTGGACGCCATTGAAGTTGACCTTCTTGACGCCCAGCAGCTCCTCGATGGCAACGCCGGGCCGGAAGCCATAGTCGCGGATCATGTCGGTCCGCGGCGTCGGCTCCTGACCCCAGGCGACGCCGACCGCGCCACCGCCGCAGATGAAGATCGGGCGCACGTCGACGCCAGAGCCGCCCGCCCCGTCGAAGGGCGTGCCGCCGCTTGGATTCTGCGAGCAGAGATCGCAGTAGTAGTCGATCTCGGGGACTTCCCGGTGGATGACGCCGTCGTAGAGCAGGTCGCCGTCCTGGAAGATCGGGTTCTTTTCCATCCCCATGCCCTCACGCGAGCGCGCCTGGGTGTTGGCCTGGTACATGTTGGAGTCGGCCTTGAGGTCGCGGAACGTCCGGCTGCCGTGGAAGGCCACGAAGTATTCGCGGCCATCCCCGTCCTCGACCCGGAATGGCCGGATGTGCGGGTCGGCGAGCTTGGCGATCCGCTTGGCCAGCCCCATTGTCGCCGTCGAGGTCGTCATGCCCGAGGTGATGTTGGAAAAGCCCGTCGCCATGCTGGTCGAATAGTTGCTCCGCAGCGTGCCGAAGAGCACCCGGTCGGGGTTGGCGGTAAGCCAGGTGGCCTGCTGCGCCGTCGACGACTGATCCCAGGGGACGACTGTGCCATTGGTGTCGACGATCAGATGCGCCATGGCGTGGATGATCTCATCGCGCAGCTTCTCCGATTCCCAGACCACCAGAGCGTCGCGAGCGGCGTTCCACAGGTCGATCTCGGTGCGGAACGTGGTGGACTTCGGAAGGTCCACGGCATTCCGCCGCCAGTCGATGGTGATCGGGCAGTTGAAGTTGGTCAGCTCCTCTTCGTTGCCCGCCAGCACCTGCGCGCCCGTCACGCCGCCGGACTTCAGCCGGCCGATGAACGGGATGTTGATGGTGCGGAAGTTCTCAGATTCGCGCTGGAACTTGGTGAGGATGATGCCACCCTTGTTGATGTCGGAGTTCGACATGTAGGGCGCGAAGCTGCTGTAGCGGACGTACTCCTGGAAGTACTTGGTCAGCCACACCTGCCGCTCGGAAGCGGTTGCGAGGATGGTCTCGGCCATCGACTTGTCCTTTCGGGTTGTCGGGCGTCAGGGACGCGCGGCTATTTTCGAAAAAGGCTCGCGTAAGCTTCGCCTTCCCCGGTGGGGACGGCGTTGGCGCCGAGCGCCCCGGTCCCGCTGGCGTTGGCCAGGGAGACAGGCGGCGGTTTCGGCGCAACATGGTTTGCGCGAGCCGGGGTTTGCAGCGCCGGCGTTTCGCCAGGAGCCTGGGCCTGAGCGGCTTTCCAGGCGCGGAAGGCTTCGAGGTCGGCGGGGCTTACAGCCTGGAGCACCTGCTCGTGGTTGTAGGCCAGCACCGCCGCCTCGTAGGGATCGTCATGGGCCGCCATCTCGGCGTTGAAGTAGGGGTCGCGCTCGGCTCGGTCGTAGGCCCACTGGTGGACCTGATCGATCAGTTCCTTGCCGAACTGGCGCTCGGCGAACTTGCGCGAATAACGCAAGTTGTCCTGATAGCGCTGAGCGGCGAGGACCTGGTCGGGCGGCAGGGGTTGGGCGAACACCTCTTCCTGCTGACGTTTCCAGTCCTCGAGATCCCGGGCGCGACGCTCGGCCGCCTGCCGCTTCTCCCGCTCGTCCAGCATGGCCGCGATAGGCACATGGCCCGCTTGTAGCGACGGCGTCTCGCCGGCATCTGGTTCGGGCGCGGGCGGGGGCGCAGCCTCGACTGGAGCTTGCGGCCCCGGCGGAGTCTCAGGCGCAACCTCGGGTTGCGGCTGGGGGGCGCCCAGCGCGGCGTCGAGTGGATTGTCCATGATCGTCCCTAGCGCCCGTGCGGCGGCGTCCCGTCTCGCCCGTCAGCCCGGCGGCGGCTTTAAGTGAGGAGCGCCCGAACCTCGGCGGCAGGTCGATCACGTAACGCCGCCGTCTCGCCGGCAAGCCGCCGGGACGGCGGCGCTACGCGAACATGAACATAAATAGGACTTTGACGCGGTGAGGAGCGTTGCGGCTAGGCCATCCCCGCGCGCCGTTCCAGCGCGATCCAAGCGTCCAGATGGTAGTCGAAAATCCGGTCCACCCGCTCGCCATTCCAGCGGTATTTCAGATGACGTTCTTGATGTGGGAGACCCAGGGTTCGGGGCCAGAACGCGCCGACGCACGCGCCGTCAGCGCGGCGCACACTCGGGTAGACAACGCCATCGCTTCCCGCCTCGTGAAGGCTGCAGGCCCACAGTTGCGACGCAACATAAGATGCCGGATCGAGAATCTGCGTCCGCAGCGGTTCGGCTAGAGCAGCGACATCCTCGAAGTCGTGATCGATGACGCCGACCAGGACGCGCATGTCCTCCATACGCGGCGGATCATCGGCGTCACGGGCAAATCGCTCAAAGTGGTGAACTGTCTCGGCGATCGCGGTCTCCAGGTCGGAAGCAGCGTAATAGACGCCGAATGAGCCGTCGCTGAACCTGGAACCCTTGGGGTTCAGATGCGTGAAGGACGCCATGACATAGCTGGCGCCCGGACCGCTCACGCGTTCCGCAGCTGGCACAAGCGCAACCTCGCCAACCTCATCGCGCACCCGCGGATTGGTGAGCTGCTCGAGTGCGACCAGCGCCTCCCAGACCCCGGGATCAGGCGTCAGCCGCTCAAACAGAGAAATGGGCGGGTAGCGAGAGGCGATAATTCGCCACGCCTGCGGCCACGCCACATGGCGGCTCGGCACGGCTAGCTCCAGGGCGCTCGCGCTGAATCCGCATAGGCGCGCACGGCGGCTAGGTCGGTCACATCTCCCGCCAGCATTCGCGCCAGCGGGCTTTCGCCAGCGAACGCCTTGTTGGGTCGCTTCACCCAACCATCGGCCAAGTGCGGGTCGGAATAGAGGACCTGCAGCGCCTTGTAGATGCCCGCGAGGTATCCAATGCGGCGCAGCGTATCCATTGGGACCCGCGGCGCGCTTCCCTTCTTCCACTCATAGAAAGTTCGCCGAGGGGGCGCCCCCAAGATAACGCGCGATTCCTCTGGCCCGACTCCCCAAGCGTCCATGATCGCGAAGAAGCCGCGCAGGGCGTTCGCCGCGTCGACTTGAGCGGGACGCCGTGGGGTTCGTTCGATAGCGACTTGCATATCACGTCCTCACTTCCGCACAATGTGTGCCAATTAGCGCGGAATCGCAAGTGCGCTGCACCTATTTCGCCTCTCATCTCCACCTTCCCACACTCGTCAAGTCGATCTCGCAGCGCCGCCGTCCCGGCGGCAGGCCGACGAAACGTCGGCGTTACGCTATTGTCCGGTGAGGCCGCTGGGTGGGACGGCTGACTGCGGCGGCTGCGGACCCGCCATGCCCGCCTGCATGCTCTCGGCCGCACGATCCGCGTGGAATCTGTGCGCCTCGACCTCGGCTCGGATCATCTTCGACTGGCCGCTCGCGACGTGATCGAGCGCGCTGGCGCCGGCCTCATGGGTCTTGGCCTCCAGGTGCTGGGCCTGCAGCTGCTGAGCTTGGGCCCTCTGCTGCTGCCCCGCCGCCTGCGCCTGCTTGAGCTGGTCGACCAGGCTGTGCTTGTGCGGGATCGACGATAGCTGCAGCAGCTGCACGATGCTCACCTGCTGCTGGTAGATCGGCGAGGCGCCGACCAGACGCATCACCTCCTGAAACTGCTCCTGGGCGATCGTGCCGACGTCGGCCATGGTGTCGATCTCGATGTCGACGTCCATCTCGCCCACAGCGTTCCTGTAGCCCAGCACGTTCGGCAGCAGGATCGGCTGACCGGATTGCGGATCGGCCGCGACCTGCGGCTGACCGTGGACGGGCTGGTTGATGCCCACGAACCTGGGCGCGTCCTCCTCGTCGGTGACGCGGATGAACTGCGGCGCCCGCCAGTACTGCTTCACTCGGCCCCAAACCTGGCGATAGATGCGTAGCTCCCAATCCTCGAGGCCGGCGTAGATCGGCGCGAGCTCGATCAGACCCGCTTGCTGGCGCGCCTGCAGCGCCCGGCCGCTGGCGTCGGTCTCCTCGCGGCCGAGCATGGCCGGGTTGGGGGCCATGCGCTCCATTTCGGCCTTGGCTTCCTGCAGCAGCTCCATGTTGCCGGCCAGCTCGGCCTGGTTGGGCGCCATCTCCCAGCCGGGCGGGATGACGCCGTCGGGGCGGGCGGCCTCGGTGCGCACGGTGTCCGCGTCCTGGCCCATGGCCATCGGGTCCCGGGCCTGCACGCGGTTGACCATCAGCGCGTGCAGGGCCTTGGAGCGGCGCTTGTTGATCTCATCCTGGATCGGGATCATGTCCCAGACCGCGCCGTAGCGCATGTTGTCGCGGCGCACATAGGCGCTGCGGGCCACGATCGGGCAGTCAGCCCGGCCCTTGTGGTCGAGATACGGGCTCTCGCTGTGGTCGAGGATGTCGGTGACGGTGAACACCGCCCGCTTCCAAGTCCCCTCCCGGTAGTACATCTCCACGACCATCAGCCGGCGCTGGCGCTGGTCGACCCAGGCCCCGCCGGTGGCCGCGCCCTGATAGGGCCGGTCCTGGTAGGATTGGTCAGGCAGGATGCCGCCGCCCGTACCGCTGTAGATCGTCGACTCAATCGCCTTCTGCTTGTCGGGATACATCGCCGCCGCGTCGTCGGCGTACATCCACTTGGCGATGCCGAGGTAACGGGCGTCGAGCCAGTCCTTGCGCCGGCTGCGCGGGTCGCCGAAGAACTCCTCCCAGCGGATCTGGGTGACGGTCACCTGCATGTCGCCGTCGACGCCGACGATGGCGGCCATGGTGCCCGGGATCAGCATGTCGAAGAAGCAGTCGCTCTTGACTTGCTTAAAGCGGTTCTGGTCGGCGACGTAGCGCAGCACGTCGGTGGCCACGTCCGCCTGATCGGCCTTCTCCGGCTCGCGCGGCCAGGCGCGCGGATCGGACCGGCCGCGCTCGATCACCCCGACGATGCCGTTGATCGCGGGCTTAATGCGGTTGATGACGATGGTCGGCTGGTGGCGCTTGCGCAGCGCCTCGATCTCCTGGGGCGTCAGCTGGTCGGTGTCGTAGTAGTCGATGGCCTGAAGGCTCTTGGTGCGGGCGATCTCGGTTAACTGACGGGCTTCGGTGAA